GTAATAGATGGAGGAGAAATTACTAGAGTTGTATTAACTAATTCCTGTCATTGGAAATTAACTAATTCAACAACAATGACTTTTGCTTCTGAAGTTAAAACATTAAAACAGGATGAAGAAATATTAAGACTTTATACAAAAGGTACTTATCCTAAAGATTTTGAAATGTTTCTTGCTTTAAGAGATAAAGGAAGAAGTCTTATAACTTCCATACCTGGGTATTCTACACATGGTGAAACAGCTTGGTTAACCCCTTTAACAGATTGGTCAAGAATATGATATTAAAAGATATAATCAGAAATAGTTATTATGCTTCTGTAGGATATATAGAAACTATGGACGATATTATCCGATTAGATCAATACATAACATATAATTTAGATATATTAAAACAATTTAAAGGAATAATCCATTGTAACACATATAAAGAAAATAACAATCTTCATGAATATGTTGATCATGTTTGGAAAACATATTTTCCTGAATGTTTTGGAATAAATAATGGAATAAGTAGAGGACATAGTTTTGGAGCTTGTGATAATGATGATGCTGTTTTTAATTATTGTAAAAACAACCAAATAGAATGGATGTGCAAATCAGCAAACGATATGGTTTTTGAAAAAGAAATTCTAGATATTAGTGTAGAATTTGCTGATTTTTATTATTTAAATGGGATTGGATATGGGGGATTGGAAAAATATTCTTTTGATATTGAAAAAGCAAGGGATTGTGATTTTTATCCCCAAACAAATTTTTATATATTAAATGTTGGAAAATGTGATTATCTTAATGATAGACAACACGTAGATGAAATATATAATAAAATAATTGAATTATCTGATTATTCGGGGAAAGCATGGCATTATGGCTTTAGAAGTTGTGAAACTCTGCTTGCGGAATGTGTTGAAAGAAATTCCTTAAAAAAATTTCATTTAATATCACCTAATATATATAAACTTTTAATGCAACATATTTTCTATTCGAAAATACATGATTCTAGTCATAAAAATATAATGATTGAAGGAATATGTCATTTTCATCTCCCTAACGAACCTATAGCAAAAATATAAAACATGATATCAGTAATTATCCCAACATATAAATCCCCCGATGCTCTTGATTTATGCCTTAAATCAGCAATTGAGGGACAAATAAATAAAAATCAAATTATAGTTGTAGTTGATGGTTTTTATGATTTAAATAAAGATATACTTGAAAAATATAAAGACAATATTGATATTCTTAATTTAGAAGAAAATGTTGGATTATGTCGAGGAACTAATTTAGGTGTTTACAATGCTCAATATAATAAAATATTAATTGTAAATGATGATAATGTATTTCCTAATAAATGGGATATTACTTTAGAAAAAAATTATAGAGAAGAATGTGTAATATCTCCAAATCAAATAGAACCCTATCCAAGTATGTTTAAACAATTTAAAATACATGACTTAGGAAGAGATCCTAAAACATTTGATTTAAAAGCATTTTGGGAAAGAGAAATAAAACTAAGCCAACCTAATAATGATGATACAGGTTCAACACTCCCTATATTTATGTCTAAAATAGATTATTTAAGATTAGGTGGTTGGGATGAAAATTATGAAATGGGAATGGTTGCAGACTGCGATTTTTTTATCAAGTGTAAGCTATCAGGATTAAAAATGTTAAGAACATATGAATGTCATTTTTACCATTTTGCTTCAATCTCAGTAAATGGAGATAAAAGAAAACAAGCAGAACAAAATGGTCACGAATATGCTAGATATAAATGGGGGAATTACATCAAACATAACCCTGAAAATAATTTAAAATATTTATAACTATGAAATACGGCTTTTACTTTAGAAACGACCCCCACCAAGAAATAATAGATAAAACTATTACCTTTTCAAGATTATCAGCAGCAAAATTATTTGCTAGTAGAAAAAAATTAGATTTAAAATCATTTTTAAAAATATGTGGAATAAAAAAGTTATAATATGGATGTAAGAAAATTTGGACAACGATTAAAAATAGAAGAAAATAAAGCCAATAAAACCTTTAAAGAAAAAGACATATTCATTGAAAATGTTACTTTATTAGAGGCATGTATAGAACGTTCTGATAAATTGTTTAATGAAATGATGGTTGATTTTTATATGTATGAAGAACCATTCTTGCAAATTATTGAAAATCTATTATTCATGAAATATGGAGAGATAATCAGTGAATTAATAGCATGGTATGTTTATGACCGAAAAGAACAAGACGGAACAATTCATCCTTTAGTATTTGAAGAAGAAGGACAAGAACCAAAAGAAATAATAATCAAAACCCCAGAAGAACTGTGGAAATTTATAGATAAAAATTTAAAATTAAATAAATAAGTTATGGAAACAACACGTTATTGTAAATGCGGTGTTCAAATACCTGCAGCAAGATTAAAAATTTTACCTAATACTCGAACTTGTGTTAATTGCTCAGATGCAAAAGCTAAAAAACCAGTTATAATTCAACGAGGAGAAGGAGATCACACATATACTGAAACAGTAATATTGGAACATGATGATTATGTTCATTATATGGAAGAAGAAACCAAGATGAGAAAACGTATGGGTATAGCCACTAAACCAGAATTGTTGGATTTTGAAAACGAATCAACAATCCCCGCCAAAATTCCTGATGTAGACTCAGATAAAATAATCTAACATGCCTAAAAGGAGAGATTTTAAAAAGGAAGAGGTCGTTGCGGCTATGGCTAAAACCAAGTCTAACCGCGCTGCTGCTAGATACCTAAATTGCTCATATCAACATTATAAAAAATGGGCAAAATTCTATAAGGATGAAAATGGTGTAAGTTTATTTGATAAACACAAAAACCAATGCGGTAAAGGTATCCCTAAATTTTTAAGCAACTCTCCATTCGGTAGAAAAGAACCAGCACTGCTGGACATAATAGAAGGTAGAATAGACGCGGCCCATTTTAGCCCTCAGAAAATCAAATACAGGATGCTTGAACAGGGCTATTTAAAGGAAGAGTGTGGTAATTGTGGTTTTCACGAACGTCGTGTACTCGATTATAAAGTGCCGTTAATTATGCATTTTAAGGACGGAAACAAACAACACTACAACTTAGGCAACGTCCAACTGTTATGTTACAATTGCTATTTTTTATACGTTGCTGATATATTTACTGATAAACAAGTAGACCATTTGGAAGATCATGTACCTCACATGGAAAAACAACCTACATGGGAAGTAGATGAATATCACCTTAAACGTTTAGAAGAGTTGGGACTTAATGTTTTTGAAAAAGATGATGATGATCCGTATAGTCTAGTTAGTAGGAAAAAATAAACAATATTTATATGTGATGTCTAATCATAAAAAACATAAAAAACATGATGCTCTTATTCGTGATTATGAGGGACAGAAGGCTAAACATCTTGAAAAATTAGCAACTAAAATGCTAGAAAATGAAGAAAAGTTTAGTAAATTAAAAGAAAAAGAAACGAGTTTAAAATTTTTAAAGCTTTTTTAAAATGGCTCTGGAACTAACGGTAAACAACGCAGACGAATTTCAACACATGGTTGATGAAAAAGATTTCAAAATATCAGAGTCTATAGTAAACGCAATTTTAAAAAACATTAACGGGCGAAAACAACATATCCATGTTCTTTCGGTTAATATATTAGAAGATGGTTCTGTAGTAGATATAACGCTTGAACGTAAATTTTTTGTAGAAACCTTAGAGGAAAATTTAAAATACTTTATTGAAAAGGAAAAATACGAAGAATGTCAACAGATGGTTGAAGCTATTGATAAATTGAAAAAGGTTAAAATAAAAAAAGATAATGGCAAAGTCAACAGCAAGTAACGATGCTCATAAAGTAACATTTGGTGTAAGAAAAAAAGGTCAAGCACAAAAAAGTTACAATAAGCATACACCCCGCCCTAAAGCTTACAGAAGACAAGGTAGATAATTATGGAAAATATAAGAAAATTCACGGCTTTAGAAGTATTTATGTCTATGCCTGATGATTTACTGGTTGCTATGTTACAAAGAGACCCAGAAGGTATACAGATAATGTGCCTCGCTCTGGGGATCGAGCTAAGTAATGCCAAAAATGTAGAAAAAATTGAATTTTCTGTGGAAAGTTAGCAGAATTGTCGTACATTTACGGTAATAATAATAAAGGTTATGCCACTTATACAATTTTCAAACAAAAATAAATACGGTACATTACGAACTCGTATTTTATATACCGAATCAATGCCCTTTAGTATTAACCCTAAAGGATTTGGTGATACTATAATAGTTCAGGTATTTAAATACAAACACGAACATCATTTACCTCCTACCCTATTTATAGATACAAAAGGAAAAAAATACATTTTACCTACTTGGGTTGAAGTAGTACCGGAAACCACTTTATCTGATATAGAATGGACTCAACCTAAATTAAAAGGTGAGGTTAAACAAGTTAAAGTAGAATCTAATACTTACCGATTTGAATCTAAAAGTGAACCAGGTTCATTTTATACTGTTACTCAAAAAGGTGATAAATTAAAATGTGACTGCCCGGGAACGTGGAGAGCAAAAAATAGAGAATGTAAACATATTTTAGAAGTAAAATCAAAATTAAACATAAAATGAAAACAATAATATTAGGAGATACCCATGGTCGTAACTATTGGAAAAAAATAATTGAACACGAAAATCCAAATAGAGTAATCTTTATAGGAGACTATTTTGATTCATTCGATATTCCCGGAGTAGACCAAATTCATAATTTTAAAGAAATTATTGAATATAAACAAAATACAAAAACAGAAGTAATAATGTTAATTGGTAACCACGATTATCATTATTTCCCAGAAATTGGGGATTGTGGAACTAGTGGTTATCAAAGAGGTATTGCTCCAAATATTATTCAAGTAATAGATGAAAACAGACATCATCTTCAAATGGCTTACAACTTTGGTGATTTTGTATTTACTCATGCTGGTGTTAGTGAACAGTTCATGGATCAAACGTTTGGTAAAACAAAT